CCCCCCCCCTATAAGATTTACTTAAGTGTTTCAATAATATCTAATGATGTCTGTCGTAACTCTGATGGTAAAGGAACATACCCTAGTGAATCTGCTTTGTCTTGTGCTTCATCACTCAACATATATCTAAACAAATCCTTCATAACATCATTTTTAGGATGCTCTGGACGTGCAAGAATCCAAGTCAACGAAACAATAGGATAAGAGTTCGCACCAACCGGATTAGGGTTAGAACCCCTGAGTTTATCATCGAGTATAATCTTTGATAAACCCTCAGCGGAAGTTTCAGCACTTGCTTTAACATAATTACCTTCCTTATTTTCTAATAAAGGTTGTTGAAAATTATTCTGTTTTATAAAACTATAATTAAGATACCCAATAGAACCAGGGGTATTTTTGATAGTCGCAGAAACACCAGCATTACCTTTAGAACCAACACCAGTCGGCCATGCAACAGATTTACCTGATCCAATAGTCCACTCAGGAGAGAATGACTTGAGGGAACTAGTAAACCCTGCAGTAGTACCTGATCCATCTGATCTATACACTACAGTAATCTTACCCTCTTCACATCCCAGATCCTTCCAATCAGAAATAGAACCATTGAACACACGAACCAGTTGTACCTGAGTTAATTTCAAATCACATCCTGGTTTATTATATGTGGGAACAATAGCTCCACCAGTCATTGGTATTTGTACGACTGGTTCTTTAATTTTAGAATCAGATATTACTTTATCAGAAGCACCAAAGTCAATTGTACCTCCATTGTACTGACGAACTCCTGCACCACTACCAGTTGCCTGATAGTTTACAAAAACTCCTTCTGTCTTGTTAGTGTAATCATTAAAAGCACGTTGATAAAATGTTGCTGGAAATGTAGCACCTGAACCTGTTAGTCTAACACTATTAGATCCTCCACATGCTACTAGAGTAGATGCGAGTGTTGTGAACGCGATAAGCCTTTTCATTTGGATCCGCTTAGGGCAAATTATATATAGCAATTTAATCTAATTTTGACATAAAAAAAGAGGGACATAAGTCCCTCTTGTGTGTTATCTGACTTGATATCAGAAGTTGTACTTAACGCCCAACTTACCACCAACTCCAAGATCATCGGAGTCATCAGCAGTCAAGAAGCTAAGTTCACCATATGCACCAAAGCTGTCAGTTACAGGGAAACCAAGACCTGCTTTGCCAGAGAATTGAGTTTCAGTGTCAACACCGTCAACAGCAACTACAGCAGGACCACCCTGGATATAGTATGATGCGGTTCCAAAAGAACCCTCATAACCTACGTGAAGATCAGTTGTAGCTCCTGTATAGTCATCACCCGTCCAACCAGCATTGGTTTCGACGTTAACATATGGACCTGCAAGGGCAGCTCCTGCGGACATTGACAGAGCAGCAGTTGCTGCGAATACAGATTTAATCATTTGATTTTACCTCTTAGTTTACTTGCGGAATGGTTACCCGCAGATGAAAGGAGAATCGTTAGCTCTCCGTTACCTTTCGTTACAAAAATTAGATATAAGCAAAAGGTTAAGTATTTATAATAGTAGGGACATTGAATTTTGTCAACCCTTATTTTGTGTCGGATCGGATACCCGACCCAAATAAGGATCAAACTCCATCAATTCATCGATAGACATCTGTGCTCCCTTCTGACTCCAGAAATTCATCTGGGCCTGATAGTTACCTTTATGGAAGACCTCTACATGATCGGGATGAATACTTGATCCCAACTCTGTCTTGTATAAGAGAAGTGGAAGGGCATAAGTATTGCCCGAATTGTAAATCAAATCGTCAGCAACTGGACGTGGCCTAACACCATTATCCAATTTGTACTTATCACCTCTACAGTGAAGTCTAATTAACTTCTCTGCATGGTGCCTAGTAATAATATAACATGCTGTAGAGAATTCATTCACAAACCTTTTATGAATCTTAATGTGAATGTCTCCTGTACAGATGATTGCAATCTGACATACATCCCAATCATAAGGAATCTTAGCGTGGAAGTCTTGCCAAGTAAAGTTCCAGAACCTTACCAAATCAAGTTCGCAATCATCTTCCATCATGATTGCATAGGGTTCACCCGAATCATAAAATTCTTTGATTGCTTTTAAATGAGACGTAGTACAACCAATCTCACCAGAAGTCATCATATCTGGATAACGACCCTTGAGAATTTCACTTAGATCATCATCTCTACCATCATAGGCAGAGATACGATGGTAGTTTGTGATGTCCCAGTATCTAAACTGGTCCTCCATATACTCCCATCTCTCAGGTTGATCATCGAGATTTATACAATATACAGGACCAAAATTCCTTAGTTTGAATGCTGATTTGTTCTTATCCCTTATTATCATCGAGTCTCACCTTTAAATAATCTTGATTTGTAATATACTCTCTCAAAGTTTCTTTATCCATCCTTTGAATCTTTTCCCATTCAATGTTGTTTGAAGACATGTATGGGTTATTGAACCATGAATTTGGAGTTCTAGAATGTTCTAAGTGATAGATAACATCATTGATTCTAGAAACACCGTATCCTAATGTAGTGTATCTATAATATCTTTCAACATCCTCCGGAGCATAAGCAATGAAGTTCTCATTCTCCAGTCCACCTTCAATATAGACATCTCTATTGAAGAATTGAACGAAACCATACTTGGCGTCATAGGTTTTTGATACACCCTTAAAGGCATTGAAGTCAAAGTCACTCACAAGAAAATTTGTGACGACTTGATCATCTGCGAAGACTTGTATTTGGAAGTCTCCATTACCATAGGGGTAGACTACATCAGAACGATGAGTGACGATCCTATCATATGCTTGCATGTAAGAAGCGATAGGAAGGATGACATCACAATCATAGTTTACCACACATTCTGTGTTTGTCATCATGATCATGTCATTCAGAACTCTCTGTCTATGGAAAGTAGGAGAGTCTGACTGTTCAAATACATGAGTTAGATCACCAATGTCTCCACAGAACTCTTTGATCTGTGGGAGTGCCTTCTCATGAAACACAGAGGTCTTATCAACCTCCTTGATGATAACATGGGTTTTAAAATTAGACAACAAAAAACAGACTGAAGTAATTACATTCCTCAGTCTGTCATCAGATTCAATTCTGATTGGGATAATAAAGGTTGCCCTTGATAGATCAAATTTGTTCATCTGGATACTTCTCACCTCCTTCAAAGAACTCTTTATATGTAGAGTGTAATATATCTAATTCTGCTTTATTAACAATCCAACCACCCTCAGGATGATTTATTTGATAATCATAGACTATTCTACTAGAACTGGTTCGATTCTCATGTTCTCTTGTTGCTGTAAGAACATCTTCAATAATATATGGAAGACCGTGTGTAATTCTCATTCTATGATACAAATCAGTGTCTACCAAAAGATTTAGGTCTTCACTCATATACATCTTACAAGAGTTAAGTAATGAAATACCAGAAGGATTGCCTAATAGATTCCTTCCCTCCAACATTTTATCACACCATCTAGGAACTACCTCTCTAAAAAAGGTAACACCATCCTTTGTATGACAGAAAGAATTGAATGCCCACTTACATCCATTATCATAAGTATCTTTCAACTTCTGTAAGGCTTCATTATCCACGAACAAGTCATCTTGATAAACTACTTTCAATATCCTACCGGTACCATGCTCCAGTGCTACATTAGTATTAGGACCTAAATTTCCTCTACTATATTCATTTCTAACATAGATGATCTCAAAAATTTCACTCTTCTCCTTACAGAAGTCATGAATCTCATAATCAACACTATGATCTGATACAACAATATTAAAATCTTGAAAGGTCTGAGATTGTAAGGTGTCAAACAACTCTGAGAGGTACTTTACTCCTTCACCTTTGAACTCATAAGTGGGTATACATATGGATATTTCAGTCATTTAGTTACTCCCATAACATTTTTATACCAATCGATAGTTTTTCTTAACCCTTCTTCAAGAGTATGTTGAGGATAAAAGTTTAATGTCTTTTTAATTTTAGTATTATCAATCGCATATCGCAAGTCATGTCCTGGTCTATCATCAACATACTCAATTAAATCCTCACTTGCTCCCATTATATTAATAATAGTTTTAATCAAATCAATATTTTTAACCTCACATTCACCACCAATATTATATTTCTGACCCACTCCACCACCATAAAAAACATCTAAGATTCCTTGACAATGATCTTCAACATAAATCCAATCTCTAATATTCTGACCTCTACCGTAGACAGGAATCTTTTTACCTTCAAGAATATTAGTAATAGTTTTAGGAATTAACTTCTCTCTATGTTGACGTGGACCATAGTTATTAGAACAGTTAGTAATAATAACTGGTAACCCATAGGTATTCCCAAATGCTGTTACGAAGTGATCACTAGCAGCCTTAGATGCAGAGTAAGGATTCTGAGGATTATAAGGTGTTTCTTCTGTGAAAGGAGGATCATCATACCCCAATGCACCATAGACCTCATCAGTAGAGATGTGATGGAACTTCTGTACCTTATACTTTACAGATAACTCAAGAAGATTGAGTGTACCTATAATATTAGAATCAACAAAAGGTTTTGCGTCATCAATAGAATTATCTACATGAGACTCTGCCGCAAAATGAAATATAATATCTGGTTCATATTTTTGAAACAACTCTTCAAGGTAATTCTTATTAACCAGATCAACTACTTCTACAGGAAATTTAAATGGAAATAAGTTATCCATGTTTGCGGCATAGGATAACTTATCAAGAATTATAATATCATCATGCCCTTTACTGACAAGATGATGAACAAAATTACTACCGATAAAACCAGCAGCTCCAGTAACAAAAATCATTTTAGATCTTAGACCAACGATTAGGAACAATATCAACAGTGTTGTTCTTGGCAGTATAACCAGTAGAACCAAACCAAGTCTTAGGTGCAACAACTTCTGGATCAGGATTCTGACTCAACCATGCACCCCACCAAGAGAATGAAGAATTTGCAATGATATAATCAGTACATAGAGTCATAAGACATAGATCATAAACATTGTTGTTTGTCTCTGATATCATAAACCTGTCTGGTTTAAAGATATCCTGTTCCTTACACCACTTTACATCATCAGTAAAGATAACAACAGGTCTCTTCTCATTGAAACGTTTTAGTGCAGTATGATAATACTTCAAACTACAAGGGGGATGGTCTTGTGCTTTCTCAACATAGTCAGTCCTACGAACATGAAGTGCAATAGGTTCTGACAGTTCCTCCATAACTTCTTTACAGTTTGTCACTACATCCTTCTTGAATGTAAAGTCTTCTTTAATAGAGTCTGCAATGTGTGAGAAGTATTTTTCAGTCTGAAAATATCCGTAGAGACTAATATCGTCAGGACACTGTTCAACCAATTCAGAATCATAATTGAATTGTCTTTCCTGTACAAACTTATCAGAAACTCTTCCTCTGTTCTTTAAGTGTGGAAGATTGAATGCATCAAAGAGTTGATGTTCATTCCACTCATCCTTAAAATCACTTTCGGGGATAGTGAATTCATACCCTCTGTGATGTGCAATACCACGAAGTGTAGCATATTGGAACATCTGGTTACCCAGTCTTCCAACGATACCAAGATGATTAAAACCAATCATAAGAATTTCAGAATATTATTAATGCGGTTGACGTAAGTATGTTTGTCCTTAATGAACTGCATGGCTTCTCTCATATTAATACTACTACTCCTCTCTGCTTGAACAAGGTTATTATAGAGAGTTTCTGGAGTACCACCAAAAACCACATAGTCACCAAAGGCTTCCTTGATGAATGGTGAATTCGTCCCTGGAATTCTACCATAACTGATGTTCTTTTGTATACGACAGGGAATATAACCACACTGAAGATGCCAGTCACTCCTGAAATCTGGACAGATATAGGAGTCACGAATCAATCTACGATTCTCTGAGTGTTCGATTGATTGGGTATATAATTGAATTTTCTTACCATTATTCTCTGCATAGTGTGCAAAGCTCTCAAGCCAGTAAGGACCCTGTTCATACATCATACCAACATAGTTGATGTTCTTCCTTGATGGGTCAAACTTTTCATAATTATCAACATCAATCTCATCAGGAAGAAGGTCAGTACCCCAGGTTTGATACAGAGTCCTGGTTGATTCATCCCAATGACAGAGGTCTTCAATCTTTTCAAAATGAACAGTATCACGGATACAATTACCCAGTTTTAATACATTCTCATAAGGAACTCCACGATCAGTCAAATACTCTGTAGGTACATGGTGAGTAATGTACCTACAATCTTTTATGACTGGCATATGGGACTTCTGTGAGTCCTCTACAAAAAATACAGCGTCAGTGTAATCTAGATTGTGTGGTTCATTAGAGACCCACATTACATCATGACCTAGACTAGTGAAAGCTTTGTAATATGTGTCGTGAATATATCCGTGCGTTGAACTATGAAGGGGATAGTGTCCCCAAATAATAATTTTCATAAAACAGTCCCCGGTGGGAGATGATAATGGAATCCAAAGGGTATGATACCTCTGGTTTCTGGAACAGGTTTCTCGTGTGCAAACCTTGCCGCAACAGTTACAGGAGCAAACTTACAACCTAATACTTCATATATATGTCTGTTGTGAACACAGATACATCCGTCTTCTGCGGTGTTGTTTGCATCCATGTGTTTATAGAAGTTACCCCAGTTCACATCAAAGTGAACGTAAGCATTGTTAGGAACCTCTAGGAGTTTCTTAGAGCGGAGAGTGAATCCACCATTACCAACTCTCTGATGTCCTCCCCAAGGGTCAATGTATGCCCCGTCAGAGTGTTCCCATGGTGCTCCAATGTAATCATACTCTAACCACAGTGGATCCCACTTCTCAGGGTTGATAATAAACCCATCAGCCTGGATAGTAATACAGTGAGTTGTGTCTACATGTTTCTGTAGGTCATAGACCATGTAATGACTATACTCATCAATAGAAGTGATCTTTGGACACTTCTCTACACTAATACCTGCTTCTTCAAAGTCAGGACGGTCTTGATCTGATATTAGTTTTACTGCACCAAAACGAATACCCTGCATACTTTTTTGAAAAGCATACAAGGTCTGTTCAAAATTTATACTAGAGACACAAATAAGTGTCACTTCAGGCAAATCAATCATTCTTGAATCTTTTCACAGTGTCAGTAATATATCCAATCATATCATCAGTGATGACGGGAGAACAACCCAAGAAGAATACTTTGTTAAGAACCTTGTTGGCTTCTGGATACTTCTTGGCATCATCAAGGTGTGAATAACCAGGATGTAGGAGAATATTACCAGCAAAATAGTTCCTAGTCTGGATCTTGTTCTGTTCTAGGAAAGCAACCAAAGAGCGTTTAAGTTTACCGTCATCACAAATGATAGGAACACCAAACCAACTTGTCTCACTATCGTCACGTTCATTCACAACACGACAACCAGGAATAGTCTCAATGATCTTCTGAATACTCTTCTTGTTTTTCCTCCTCAATCTATGAATCTCATCAAACTTCATGAGTTGAACTGAACCAACTCCACCCTGCATGTCCAATGGTTTTAGATTGTATCCCATCTGACCGAACATATACTTGTGGTCAACGATGTCATCATATCCTTCTAACCACTTATCAAAACGACGGCCACAGACACCATTAGTCAACAGATTCTGTTGTCCAACACAATAACAACCACGACCCCACCAAGCAAAACTACGAGCCAGGTCTACAATTGCTTTGATGTTAGACGATACCATACCACCTTCGATGGTACAGATGTGGTGTGCAGGATAGAAGGAACAAGATGCAGCGATAGAATGTTTAGTCAGGTAATCATCTTTGTACTTACTACCCAGACTGTCACAGTTGTCTGCAATGATATGGATACCCTTACCATTACAGAACTTCACCAGTCTGTTCATGTCATATGCGTTACCCAAGACAGGAGAAGAGAATACGGCACGAGTTCTAGGTGTTACCTTTGAGAAGACCTCATCCATATTCCAGTTCAGGTCTTGCCAGTTGATATCAACAAACACTGGTTTCAGACCAGCCTGAACAATAGGTGCAATGGTTGTAGCAAAACCACAGGAACAGACGATGATCTCGTCACCATCTTCCCATCCAAAATATTTCTTGAGTGCGGCAATCATCACCAGGTTTGCTGATGACCCAGAGTTCACCATGACTGAGTAATCAAACCCAAATCTCTGAGAGAACTCCTTCTCAAACTTATTCACCTTCTCACCAGAGGATAACCACTTACCCTTCATGACACCATAGATGAGTTCCTGTGCTTCTAAATCATCCCAATAGGGACCAGAGTAGTATACATTCTTTCCAGGTTTCCAATCCTTGTTAGCCATGAATGGAAACACATTGTCGTCCATCTCCTTGGCGTCTTGGATGAACTTTTCAATCAATTGGTACATAATTTCTCAATTCCAGTCTGTAATAAAATATTTGGTTTAAATCCTAATTGAATTAATTTTTCACAATTCAAATGAAAATTCTTAGACTGATTCTTTGCGTAAAACTCTGGAGTCTCCATAGAAGTAATTTCACTGGTACATCCTGGTATAGTGTCCCTAACCATTCCTATAATATCATAGAAGTACATAGGATGTCCAGTGCCAACGTTGTATATTTCGTTTTCTTCTCCGTGTTCCATCAGGAACTTGATGGCTCGACACACGTCATCGACGTGCATATAGTCTCTGTAGACCATTCCTCCCTCATACAGACACACGTCTTCGTTATTCTTCAACTTATTCACCATGAAACCGAGAACATTTTTCTTCATAGAGATAGTCTTATCAGTTCCATATACATTAGAGAGCCTAATAATACGATACTTACACCCAAAGTTCTCACAGAAACAAACTAAAATTTCTTCCGCAGATCTCTTTGTGATCGAGTACAGTCCTCTAGGATCTGGGAGATCTGTCTCTTTAGCATCAATAACATCTAGACCATAAACAAATCCAGTACTGATGAAGTTAATGGTAGTATCAGTATCCTTACAATATTGAAGGGTTTCCATCAACACATTCAAATTAGTATTGATATCTACATGCAGGTCTTCAAGTATATTATAGTTTGAAGTTGTACTTATAAGGTACAGTATGTCTTTCGACTCAGGTTTCCTAGACTCTCTGGGTATCTTTATAACTTCATCGGGATATAGGTCACAAAATACTCCACCAATAAATCCAGTACCACCATAAATGGAATATTTCATAATTTTTTATCAAAGATTATTTTTATTTTCCCAATAAAATTTTTCATATGGATATTGGTTCATAGTTGGAGTACCATAAACTGGTAGTTCATCATTAATTGAAGAAGATATTTCTTCATTAAAACTAGAAAATCTATTAAATTTATTTTCTAGACGTTGACCATCTAACCTAATTTCGTTATTCAAAAGATCTTTTTGCCATTCCAAATCATATCTATTATTCAAAGATTCAATATTTAAAGTTGGCATAGATCCATATTCAGAAGAATATTTACGAATGAATGTACCATCCTCATGTCCTATTCCAATATACCTTTCATCAAACCAATTTAAATTATCAACTTTATACTTATTTAAGTAAAGTCCACCAAAAGATCCATTAATATAAAAACATTGATCTGAGAGAGATTGATAAGAAGAATCAAAATCATCAAAAAATGTCTCTTCCATATCTATATCGTCTTGCAATATAAGGACATTATCGTTTGTAATTAACTGACAAGACATGTTCCAGAATCTTGAATTTGATCTAAACTCTGGAAAGACAATTGGAAAAGTATTTTCAAATGGAGAAATAAATTCTAAAATATTCTTTCTATATTCTTCATCAAATGGCAAATTCGTAAGTCCATTAATAAAAACTAATGTTTCTATATTTGGTCTTTGATTTTTTACTTTTGTAAGAATATTTTTAAATAAATCAAATCTTCTATTAAAAGTAGTTATTGCAACAGAATAATTCATATATTGATTATCCATTGTACTCCTCCAATTCTTTTATACAATTTTCAGATGTTGACAGATTACCATCTCTATCTTGATATGTCCAACCACTGTATATGTTCTGTGACATTGCCCAATATCCATCAGATACGTTGTGTCTAGCCCAATACTTGGGAGCAATGATGTTCTCGATAGTATCACTAGTGTACACAGCGAAGAATGGGAAACTAGAATTAGACAGAATCACATGTTTTGAGTTTTTGATGATAGCATAATCCTTGTCAACAGTGAAATGATAGGCTGGAATTTCTGGTAACATATCCTGTGATGCCTTGACATCATCAGTAATGGCGACAAATTTCATGTTTGGATTAATCTTTGTCATGTTTTCCATAGCGTTCAACCAGTATTCTCTGGTCAAATACAACTCACCAAATCCAACATACTCACCACCTCTATAATTTAATACACAGACATCATCGTCCATGTATTCATATGTATCATACTCTTCCTTGACCTTTAGCAACTCCTTGACCAACTCCTTATTGTGATGAAAGTACTTTTCATCCTGCATATTACCGAGAATCATGGTGTTATCGGGAACATCCATCAATCCTTGATCATATCCTCTAACATCGCACCCAATAGTCATATCATGATGACATGTGTTGAGTTTCTTTCTTACCTCTTTTTCATAATAAACATCTAAACCATCTGGAACTTCTTGTCCCCAGTCAAAATCAAACCAATAAAAACCACTCTGATTGTACCTCTTATCTCCACTCCAACCAGTGTCTTTGATACCAAAGTCCAATCCCCTGGTGTGAGCAATAGACCTCGTAGTTACATAGCAGAATAGTTGATTACCAATACCCTGACCTTTAAGAATTTCAGTTACTAACATTTTTAATCAAGTGTGAGTATTTTTTAATATTGTTTAGAAGATACTTTGGATATTCATCTTCCTCCATCTTAACCACTTTATATGGTTGATAATTTCTACCAAAAAGATCTACATTCCTCTCAAGATTACTAGTAATATTTGATTTTGTATAATCATTATTGTGTTCTACATGAGAGAAAGACTCAATCTTCTCTCGGATCATTTCTTCACCACCCAGGTAACTGAAATGCCATCCTCCACCATCAATGATAGGTCCACTAATTTTATTTTCATCTTCAGTGGCTTCCCGAAGATCGTCAACAGTCTTATCTTTCAAATATCCATAAGTAGCAACTCTTGATCCAAACCATTCTGATGTTTTGTAATTATTCAAGTAATACATGTAAAAATTCATACGGAAAGTAAAGTGAGTATCACTTTCCATCCAGTCTTCTACCTGTTCAATTGCATCAGGATTAGGAATTTCATCCAGATCACTCGATATCAACACGTCTTCATCTTCAAAGATAGGGAGTTTCAAGAAATAATTTCTAGAGAAGATCTCCCTGTCCCATGAAACATTGTAGTCAGGGATTTCAACAAATTCATAAATGATTTTATCTTCCCATTGTTTAAATTTTTCCTTGTTCTTCAGAAAGTTACTCTCCTTCCTAACACCAGAGAAGGTTGTATCACCTTCAATGATGACAAACTTATCAACAACATCATTCAAGATGTTCAGACGCAATTCCAACAATTCGATTTCATTGTGGAAAATAAAACAATCGTAGATCTTCATAGAATTAAGTAGGAATAATTATCAATCTGTCGTCGTATCCACCAAAGTCACAGACATATGCATCGTCTTGAAGTTCCTCTGGGACAGATGAGAAGATAGCATCTGGATTATATGAGATATCTTCGATGACAATATATCCACCCTTATTCATTTTGGGAAGATATAATTCTAGAAGTTTCTGATGACTCTCAGGAGTATGAGGACCGTCATCGATGAGGATATCAATACCACCATCGATCTTATCTACAGTCTCTTGAGTGTATCCATCAGCATCGATGAACTGAACACCATCAGATAACCATTCCTCATGATATGGTATCTTGTGTTGATTAAAATCAGTAAAGTTATCGATACCAATGATCGTTGCTCTATTAGAGAAGAACTCCTTCCACAATTTCAAAGAAGCTCCAGAACGAACACCAATCTCAACCAGTGTGATTTTCTTGTTTCTCAGTGGTTCAAACTTCTCCTGATAGAACCCATCGACGAATGACTTTGGTTCTCCCTTGTCTGTCCCATAATCTGGATTATCCGTAATGTTCAGGTTATGTTCTTTTAGAATTTCTTGTAATGTCTTCATTTGTAATCACCAAATCTCAAAACTTTGTTTTCTCTATAATCAAAATTATAATTCCAGTTTAATGGGTCTCCAAATTCACCATTCCACTTTTTCTTGTGATATTCTTCTGTGGTGATTATGTACTTTTGAAGATATTTTTCATAGTCTTCTTTCGACATATTTCTACTAGTTCCACATGGATGATGATATGTTATTTCTTCATTAAACATCCCTACATTCACTCCTCTCAAACGTTTTTCATAATCAGCGTCTTCATAGTTACAAGGGTAATGATTAGTATCAAACAATCCAACTTCTTTAAGAACTTTCTTTTTCAAAGCAAAACAAGCATATTTTGTATTTGATTCGTTATGAAAAAGAATATCACATTCATCTAATCCTTTGATCATCTTTTCTAATCCTCCTGGATGGAAGATTACATCATCATCAGCTTTGACGAAATAATCACACTGAGGATACGATGTAAAGTGATAATTCCATCCACCTGGACATCCTAAATTGGTAGGATGAAAACTAATATCAACCTTCTCAATAAGATCTTTATCAATTTCATTTTTAGAATACTCTAACATATCCAAAAAGAAATTAACATTTTCATTATTGATAACAATAGATAAAATTTCTACAGGATAATCAATTGATTCGATTAATCTTTTTAGATTTGTTATTGAGTTTAAAGATTGTGTTCCAAATAAAGGTACCTTATTCATTTAAATCAATTTGTTGAGAAATCCAGTTGTATGTCTTACGAATACCCTCTTCTAGAGTCTGTGAATAGTCCCATCCAAGTTTCTCACGGATGAGATCATTGTTTGAGTTACGACCACGAACTCCAAGAGGTCCGTCAATATGAATCTTTTGAACGTCTTTACCAGCAACCTTAGCAGCAGTATCTACCAATTCATTGATAGTGACCATCTCTTCAGAACCGATATTAACTGGTCCCATAAAGTCACTATCCATCAGCCTTCTAGTCGCTTCGATGCATTCATCAATGAACAAGAAGGAACGAGTCTGTAAACCATCTCCCCACACTTCGATTGCTCCACCTTGTGACGGGAGGTTAATAACCTTCCGGCAGATAGCAGCTGGAGCCTTCTCTCTTCCTCCATCCCAGGTTCCTTCAGGTCCAAAGATATTATGATACCTAGCAACACGAACAGGGATCCCATGGTTACGATTGTAAGCAAAGTATAGACGTTCGCTAAACAATTTCTCCCATCCATATTCGGAATCTGGTGCAGCTGGGTATGCAGAATCTTCACGACAATCTGGATTATCAGGATCTAATTGATTATGCTCTGGATACATACATGCAGATCCAGAATAAAAAATCTTAGTATTATTTCCTACCGACTCATTAAACTTACGTTGTTCGTCAAGAACATTCAAGTTGATAGTCACGGAGTTATGCATAATATCTGCATCATTCTCACCAGTAAATACAAATCCTGCTCCACCCATATCAGCAGCGAACTGATAGATTTCGTCAAAAGGAAGAATGTATCTTTCAGGAACACTGGCATAAAAATTACCAGAATACCCTTTGAATCGAATCACACGACTGACAAGATCTACGTCACGAAGGTCACCAACGATGAATTCATCTGCTTCTGTTTCACCGTATTCTGGTTCTTTGAGATCAACTCCACGAACCCAGTAACCTTCTGAACGTAGTCTCTTCACCATGTGACTACCAATAAATCCACCAGCACCAAGAACTAGTGCTGTCTTTTTATTATCACTCATAATTTTTTTTGGTTTTACTTTCAATATTATATCAGAGTTTTATTCTTCTGACACCATCTGAATCTTTGGTACAGTACTGTGTGATAGCGGGAAACTCATTCAGTCTATCAATAAGTTTTGAAACATCTCCACCACCACCGGATGGTTGTGCTTGGAGTGCTGCTACTGCCGCTTCCAATACCTTAAGTCTTTCTTCAACTTCTACATCATACTTTGACATAGATGCCCCACTTGAAGACTTGCCTGATGTACCTTTCATTTTCTCAAAATTAGTAACTAACTGTATTTAGTAAAGGAGAGGGACTTCTGGTAGAAGTCCTCCCATTATACCGCTGTATCATCTGTCTTGACTTCAGTAGTACCACTGTCCATACTATGGTACGCTTCTTTCACTCTATCAACAGCAATCTTAGACCAAGATACTGTTGTCTTAGCAAATGGTACAAGTATATCCATGGTAAATTCATTCCACTCATACAAATGTATCTGCCATCGTACCTTAGCATCCTCAATATACTCAGCAAGAGAAATCTGTGTATCTTCTGGTCGCTCTACTGGTGGTTTATATAAACTACCTTTAACTTTGGTTGGTGCATCAGTCATAATAAACTAGTTTAAAACTCTACATGGTATCTATATACCCATACCACATTTCCCAAAGATTAGTAACTAAACTTTTTCTTTAAATGGAAACATGAAACCATGGGATTTGACTCTATTATAGTCCTTCCGTGACTCTGTTATAATCATCTTCAAGTCTGATAATATCAGTCTCTTCACATTCTCCTTGTTGGATTTCCAGAAACTTAATCCCTTCAATACCACCTTGAAGTCTATGAATCATTCCTACGGAAATGTGAAAATGATCTTTAGGTCTAACCTCTTTGGTTTCAGAGTCCAAAGTTATAATCCCTGTTCCAGACAAGATGTACCAGAACTCTTCTCTCTTCTGATGTTTTTGAAGAGAGAATCTTTGATTAGGAAAGATCGTTATGAGTTTAATGACTTGAAAGGGATTCCTATCCAAGTCCTTATATGATCCCCACGGTTTTTTTACTATATTATCCAACTTCAACAGTCTCTAGATCTTCTGCGATACAGTCGATGAGAATGTCATAGTCATCCAGAGGATCACCAGAGAATACTACTCCACTATTTTCATAATACTTACGAACCTTTTTAAAAAGTTTCGGATTCTTTACGTCCAGGAAAAATTCGCCATTTACAGCACCACGAAGGGTTTGAAGATCTTTTTTGAACTTAGAAGTAATAGTCATTGTCTCGTTTGTTGACCTTAGTATTATAAGGGAATGACACTGAAGTGTCAATGGGGGTTGTGGGGATTGAACCCACCTTCGGCAAGTTATGAGCTTGCTGCATTCAACCAGATTGCTAAACCCCCCTTACCTCAATGAGGTTGTGGAGTTAGTTTATTGTGGTTCCACTCTCCTAATGTAACAGAGTTAGAGCCACATATCATTTCTACTAGGCCACTTTTGTATTCGCCCACTGTGACCACATAAAACAGTGACTCATAGACACCTTGTTGTTGAAGTTTTGTTATTCTATGAACTCCATCTTCTATCAGATAATATCCATTATCATATTGTATAACAATACCTGGATATGAAGGATCTGCTTCATCTACAAGTTTTTGTTTCTTTGGTCCTGATGGATAACATATTTTAGAATGTTCAATAACAATTGGTTCTCTGTTGTCCGTAACTCTCTTGTATGATTTATTCTTCTTACGACGCATCATTGTGCTCAGTATAAATCCTCACAAGTTCTTCTTCAAATTCTTCTTCCATTGTCGTTAATATTGCCGTCTCCTCTCCATTTGTTATACCTATAATCTCTCCACTTTCAACGTTTGTAATCAGCTGATCCCAATGTTTTTGAAATTCTTCCACGGTGTAAAATTTCATTGTTGATATATGTATGTAAGTTGAGTGTGTAATTTTTCACTAATAATCTACCTATATTCCTGGTAGATTATTAGAGATATATGGAATAAGATCATTCTCTACCCTCTCCACAATAACATCAATAATGTCCACATCCAAATCCATGAAAGGTGGAATGATGCCAAGTATCCTTAACAACCCATCAACAAATAAAGATAGTGCAATGAATCCAAGAATCATACTAATAATAGTAGCGTCCCAGTTGTGCTTAGCCATAGAAGCCCTATCAATCTCTCTTGCTTCTTCAATAACCTCATGTTTGACAACAGCAATAAGACGATCAACTTCAGTCTTAGTATAGACTATCTCTTTATCCATTTCAATAGTCATTAACGAACTTCAAAATCCAATTTACGAACCTTACGATGTCTTCTCTGTTCCTGATACATCAAATCTTGAGAAGACAAAACATTTTTCTGTTTGGTATTTTCATTCAAATTTATCATAACAACATCATTTAAGTCAACAGCAGTAATGTTTTCTCCAGTGACTGTCATCATATTAGGACATCCGCAGGACTTTGGTTTATTAGTACTACGAATCTCAGTGTTGCATTGTTTGCATCTTACTACCAACATGATAGTATACCCTCTTAACTAAAGTAAAATCTTTAATCATTTAATAAATCCATTTTCAACTAACCATTTTCTTGTTAAAGGCGTTGGTGAGTATGTTTCCCACATGTTACCTTCTGCACATGCTTCAAGTGCCTTTGCAGTTACATCATCTGTTCTACCTGCCCAACCTGCTTCTGCTTCCCATGGTACTGCTGATTCTGGATATGTTCTCTCTGCCATCACTCTCCAAATGACAGGAATCTCTTCCTCTGGAAGAATTATAGCAATCATACTATTATCAATTGTTCCTGCCATACAGTCCTGTGCAGCATGCCATCCTTCATGTCTCATTACACTCATCAATATACCTTGTTCGTGCATGAAATTGGTATTTAAAAAGAAGGTATTACTGACTGTATGATACGCCCCTCTGTGACCTGACGGAAAATATTTCTCATCTGCTAAAAATACTTTAACTCCGACTCTATCAAGGGACCTGAGAATTGAATTAAACTCAGAAGAAACAACAGAATAGTTAGAACTATGATAATATTTTTGAATGTCTCTAATTGATCTGACTTGTTGAACATTGTCTGTACATTCTCCAAGTAACATACAACCCATAGAATCATATGTCTTCCAACCCTTAACTTCAGGATCAGCCATCACTGGACTGGTAAGCATCAGTGATGAAATCAATGTGGTAATAATTTTTTTCATAATATTTATATGATAAATGGACTCTACATGTACCAACCAACTAAAGTTGTTCTGCTTCCAGACTTTAAAGGATTCACTCTATGTAGTCTATCTGAAGGGAAGACAATAAAGTCTCCATAATTAAACTTTCTTCTGTATATATTACCATTACTTGCCTTTATTTCAAACTCTGCACCAGTATAATCTTTCTCATAACTTAAACAATATACAATAGAGATTTTTCTATGACCTATACTACTTGTAGGTTCAGAGTTATCTTTGTGCCAACCATAAAAATCTCCCTTACCAATATACCTAGTGTATTGTATAGATGACTCCCATTTATGTTTAAGATCCATTTTCCACTTCATGTCATTAATATACCTGATAGTTTTTCTCAGTCCTTGTTCAATAAAGTTGACTTGACTTATACTAATACCTTTGGTCTTGCATTTTCTAAGACTATGGTCTTCAACCCCAGCACTACCAAGTCCACCAGGATTTAGGATATCATCATCAGGAAAATTTATCTTACAATTTTTTAAAACTTCATCAGTTGCTTCAACAGATCCAAAGTTCCCTACAAAATAATCATCCGTAAGAATTTTAAATGGTTTCATTGTCGATTAAAAAAAATAAGATCCACTATGTCACAACAGGCTCACTAGGAATCGAACCTAGAATAACGCTTTAGAAGAGCGTAGTTATATCCTTTTAACTATGAGCCCTAATGGTAGTTCCTATCGCCGCTAATCCTAAACTACCAAGGGGATTACCGCAGTCAAGAGAGAAACTACTTATAACCAGTTCCAGAATTCCAACCTCCTGGGCATTCTTGGAAGGTCTCAGAACCTCCTTGAGCCTGTAGAGAAGTCCAATTCTTTGTTGCCTCCTCATACATATCTTGATGTATGGTTGGAGACTCACCAGAATGAGGATGTACCATCTTAACTTGTGTATTATAATCCATTTCGGGTGAAATGTCAAACCTCTTTTCAGTATTTGTTGTACAACTAAACCAAGGATCATCAGGAATCTTGATTGGTGCTGGTATTGACCTATAAAATACCTGTTCCTTAATAGTATTCTTCTTCTTGGTTTTAATCCTAATAGAATTCTTCATCTTTATTTTAATCTTATTACCAGTAAGAATTTTACCCAATCGAGACTTAATTTGTTTAGTCATTCGTATACAAGTTTGTGAACATAATCATAAGAATAATTAGTACGATTTCCGTGAATACCCCAACCTAACCAACTGTAAGCAGCATTCATATAGTAACTAACAGTCTGCCCACTACCCTCAAAGTAAGGGAGTTGTGTCTGGAAAATATTCTCATTAATCATATAACGAGTCTGACCTTCTAGTGAACTAGGATCACACCCATAATTTTTACAAAACTTTCCAAGGTTATTGTAACGACCAATAGTGGTCCATTGAATCAATCCGTAACCACCCCGATGACATTGGTCATAATTAACCCTTGCACCACCTTCACAAATATTAGACTTAAAATCACTCTCTTGTTTAATATTACCCATAATGGTAGAAAGGGAATTACGATCACTAATCTTAGTACGTTCTTGAAGTTTCTGAAGAACTATTTGTTCAGATTCAGTACAGGTAGGACAAGTCCATCGTTTTACTTTTATTAAATTTTCTGTGGTTTGGTTAGATTTTTTCTCAAGGGATGATTGTGCAACGCATACTGCTGCACCAAGAAGAGAATAACTTACCAACCCAATTAAAATTTTCTTAATCATTAATCAAAAATTAATTTACTTGTTAAAATAATCCTTACGATAATAACGACCAAGGATGTTGGAATTATAATATAGTGGCATATCATCTGTCAACTTTTGTGACAAGACCTCATGTAAAAATAACTGACGGGTCTCTTCAAAATTTACTTTACCTAAAGATCCGTGGAGTGAAAGGATCTCTCTACTAAAAGACTCTTGTCCGTATTTTGTAACGTCTTCTTTAAGTTCAGGACAAGACCCATAATACTTTTTCCAATCTGATTCTGATTTTACTTTTCGTTTTTTTCCCTTTGGAGTTCTGAACTGCCAAAAATACTTTCGCCCAATGTATTGTCGTTGGTTCTTGAGATTGGTAATGTTATAAACAAAACCAAAGTTGTCGAGAATATTATCAGAGTTAAAAACTTTGCCATTATAAATCCAGGGATTTTCGTAATCACACACTTAACCATTGTATCTGGAGTATTTAGTGGTTCCTCATGAAACCACCAATCATCCTGTCTCTTGGCATCAACTTTTTTAGAGTTTAAATCCAGAGAAAGTATCCTCTTTAACATCTTGTTTAATCCCCCCGATCAAATATGATTCGACTTCCGTCTCTTGTGGAGCTACCTGAAGACCTTTACTACTAATCCAATGTTGTGTCCAAGGAAGAGGATTATTATTTGCGGCAACATCATAAGTGGGTTTCAAACCAATAGCCTTCATACGACGATTTGCAATCCACTCAACATATTTCTGAAGAAGAACATCATTCAAACCAATCATTGAACCATCTTTGAATAGGTAGTCGGCCCACTTCTTCTCTTCATTCACCGCACGATCAAACATTGCATATACCCACTCTTCTTCTTCTTTAGCAATTTCTGCCATTTCAGGATCATCACCATCTCTCCACTTATTCATTATGTTTTGAGTGATTGCAAGGTGTTGGTTCTCATCTCTTGCAATTAAAGAGATAATTTTGGATGAACCTTCCATGAGTTTAAGTTCACCAAAAGCAAAAGAACAAGCAAAACTAACATAGAACCTAATACCCTCAAGAATATTAACGTTTGCAACTGCTCTGTAGAGTTTTCTCTTGAGATCTTTTATTTCCCATTTGGATGAAGGTGAATCCCTAAATTCATTTTTCCACATGTTACCTGTACCCCATAGTTGAGCACTGTTGATGAAATCATCATAAGACTCTGTCACACTAGAGGCTCTTTCAAGAATACGAGGATCATTTATAATGTGATCAAAAATATCACTGGGGTCAGGATACACATTCTTAATAATATAAGTATAAGAACGACTGTGAATCATTTCCATGAATCCCCAAACTTCCATACATGCTTCTAGTTCAGGAAGTGAGCAATAAGGAAGAAATGCCATACTAGGACCACGACCCTGAACAGAATCTAACATAATCTGATACTTTAAGTTAGAAGTATAGATATGTTTCTGTTCTGGTCTAAGTGTTTGGTAGTCTGCTCTATCTTTCTGAAGAGAAACTTCTTCAGGTCTCCAGAAATATCCTAGTTGTTGTTTTGTTAGATTTTCAAATGCGGGATACTTATAACTATCATATCGTTGTACACCAAGTGGTTTACCAAAAAACATTGGTTGCTTCTTAGTATCCACATCTTCAGTATTGAAGACAGTCATTCCTTTAATATCAGATTGCACAGGACTCACACTCCTCTTCTTCAGCGTTTTCCAATTCATCAAGTAAAGTATTTAATTTTGTTTTCCCTTCTGGTACATCATCATGCCACCCCATTGGATGAGATGGTTCCTGAACATCATCAGTCTTAATATCATAGGTGTTTTGATAATATGAAGTCTTCCAACCCAGTTTATATGTGGTTAATAAATCATTCGCCATCACTGAGACAGGTACTTCATTATTATCATAATTCTCTGGATTATAAGACCAATTACCAGAGATGGCTTGGTCAAAGAACTTCTGCATCACGGCTACAACATTGATATAACCACTATTATTAGCCATGTTCCACAGAAGAGTGTAATTATTTTTAAGAGTTCCGTAAGACGGGACAATCTGCTTAAGCGGACCCTTTTTGCTCTTCTTAATGGACAGATAGTCTCTAGGTGGCTCAATTCCATTTGTTGCGTTTGACACAACGGAACTGCTTTCAGATGGCATCTGAGCAGACAGTGTTGAGTGCCTAAGACCGTAGGTGGAGATAGCTGATCGTAGACTCTCCCAATCATGTTGTAACTCCTGTGATGAAACTTCATCCACATCCTTCTTGTATGTATCAATAGGAAGGATGCCGTCCGCATACTTAGTACGACCAAAGTATTCACAATGTCCTTTCTCTTTTGCAAGTTCATTTGACGCCTTAAGAAGAAAGTATTGGAATGATTCTGTGAGACCGTGGACTGCGTCCCAGGCCTCTTGACTGTCATAATCATAACCCAACTTAGCCAGATAGTGGGCAAGACCGATAAACCCTACTCCAAGGGATCTACGGGCCTTTGTGGCAATCTCTGCAGAAGTGACCGGATACTCCTGATAGTCTATCAATTCTTCCAGTCCACGGACAGAAAGGTCACAAAGATCCTCCAACTCCTTATCAGAATTAATCTTACCTACATTAACTGCTGATAAAATACAAAGAGCAATCTCACCATACTCATCATCAATATGATTGATAGGGTATGTAGGGAGTGTAATCTCTTGACAAAGATTACTCATATACACCTTATCCTTAAAGGAGGAATGAGAATTACAATGATCAATATTCATAATATAAAGACGACCAGTCTCTGCTCTCTCCTTTAGAAGATCAAGTATTAATTCTTGTGCTCCAATGGTTTTTCTAGGGATTGATTCGTCGGACTCGTATTGAGTATAGAGTTCGTCAAAGGTATCGCCACCAAAAGCGTCATACAACCCAGGTACGTCGTGAGGACTGAATAAACTAATGTCCTCGTTAGAGATAAATCGTTCATAAAATAATTTTGAAATCTGTATACTATAGTCAAGTTTTCTGACTCTATTATCCTCTGTACCTTTGTTGTTCTTAAGTACGAGAATGTCTTCTATTTCTTTGTGCCAGATAGGAAAATGGACAGTAGCTGATCCACCTCTGATACCGTTTTGTGTACAGCATCTGACAGTTGATTCAAACTTTTTGAGGAAGGGAATAACACCTGTGTGTTGAACTTCTCCATCTCTAATCTTACTGTTGATGCCACGGATTCTACCTGCGTTGATACCGATACCCGCCCTCTGTGCAACATACCTGCCGATAGCCATATCAGAGCTAAAGATACTGTCGAGGGAGTCATCAACATCAACAAGAACACAACTAGCAAATTGTCTAAGTGGTGTTCTGACTCCTGCCATGATCGGTGTTGGGATGTTGAGTCTGTGTTTGGAGATTGCGTTGTAGTATCTTTTAACATAATCGAGGCGGGTCTCCTTAGGATAGTCTTGGAAAATTGTAAGAGCGATCATAATATACATGAACTGAGGAGTCTCAAATAATTCTCCACCACTACGATCCTGTATCAAATATTTATCGACTACTTGACGAAGTCCGGCATATGTAAACAAAAAGTCACGGCCGTGATCAATATATCCATCTACTTTCTCAATCTCTTCTGAAGAGTACTTCTCAAATATTTGCTTATCATAAGTCCCTTGATATGCACACTTCTCAATATGATCTTTCAAGGTAGGGGCATCACCCTTCTTATTCTTGAAGACTTGTTTACGAAGTGCGAAAAGAAGAAGACGTGCGGCAACAAACTGATAGTTGGGATGTTCCAAATCAATTAGATCACTGGCACTACGTATAAGAATATCTTGAATCTCATCAGTAGTAATACCATCATAAAATTGGATCCCAGAAGTCATTTCCACCTGTGATGCAGACACTCCGGCTAGATTCCTACATGCCTCATCAACCATAAGATGCATCTTATCTAGGTCTAATTTCTCAACTTGACCATTTCTTTTGTTGACTTTAATACCGTTACTCATACTCTCTTCCAGGTTGTAAACTTAAGTTTTGCTTCTAATCCTTGGTAGATGTTTGACTCTACCAGATCCTTCACCTTATGACCAGATAAGACCATATCATTAATGTCCTTATCTCTAATATTAGATGGCCAAATCACCACCCTTTCTCCATCTTCAATTTGTTTTGAAATTCGATCAACGATTTGTTTGTTTCTTGGTTCGTTATCATAGACGTATATGAATTGATAATCCAAACTGCTGAGGTCAACATCGCTACCACACATAGCAATAGCATTGGATAAGAAAGTGGAGTCAAATGGTCCTTCGGTAACATAAACTGGATTCTCTTTGTCAATTCTATCAAGACCATAGACCTTGAGCTCATCATCTTTCAACATGATGGTTAAGTATTTAACAGGGTTTGAAGAGAGGGCTCTTCCCTGAATACCAATAAGTTTACCATCCCTAACAAGAGGAATCACAATCCTCTCCTCACCATATTTGGTATTTGTAAATGATCCGGGTTTAAGAGTATTTACAAACTCTTGAAAATTTTCTGCATAGTAAAACTTCCCCTCAAAGATGGCTCTACTGTGAAGATAGTGTTTAGATGTACCAACATCAAAAGCAGTAGGAAGATCTATCTCTACCTTTCTCTTGAATTCGGGTTTGGAACTTTCGACCCTTTTAAATATATCTTCAGGTTGTTCTGTTGAAAAATTCTTTCCTGTATAATTACCTTTAAACTTCTCAAAGATATACTCTTTGTGGGTGGGTTCATCAAACTGTTTCAGAAAGTTATTTAATGAAATATTCAATCCACAGTTATGACACTTATAATTGGTATTATTCTTAACACGGTAAAAGTATCCTCTGGCCTTACTCTTGTTCTTCTGACTATCACCACATATTGGGCACCGACAGTTATATAGATACGATTTTATCTTTTTGAACTTCTGGAGTCTGGATGATATAAGTTGAATATATTTAACATCAATAAAATCCATTAACCATTAGGAGGAACCTCTATTCATTGTAAGAGGTTCTTGTGGAAATGTCAACATGTTTTCCATCATTGGCGACAGAATGAACGAAATGACTGACAACGCCCCAACTACCATCCAAACTCTCCTCTCTAGTCCACGAAGTCTTTGTAGCACACCGTCATTATCTGTGTCCATTTTATCACGGAGTTTGTCAATTTTTGCAAAGAGTATAATGTCAACCTCTTCATGTTTCGATATTCGTTCTTCATGAACAGCAAGCATCCTGCCAACTGATATATTTACCTCACTCAATTTCTCTATTGCATTATCAAGCTTGACGATAATTGGCTTAAGATCGTCAAGCTTTTGTTCGATTATTGCTACCTTTACCTCATCCATTGAATGGTTTAAAGTATGGATTAAATTCCAATGCTTTTTTCTTTTCCTTCTTACCTTTTCTCTTCTGCTGTCTATCCATCAAATCTTTGATGGCCTTTTTAACATATTTGTTTCTGCCATCCAACTTCATATCCCTTTTATACATGGGCTCAATAACTGGATCATAACCAGCTACTGGACCTTTGGGATTAGCAGAACTACTAAATCCACCAGATTGCCCAGGAGGATTTGCCACCATGCCTTCCTCATTGACACTAAATTCACTGTGTAGTGCTGTACGAAATGCATCTACAAACTTATCAATCTTGTTTTTGTCCATTGGTAACTCTCTCCAATTCTTCTAAACACCTTTGATCCAATTCAATGTCGTGAACATATGTATGGGGATATTCGGGTAATTTGTCCATAAAGACAACAAATGTCTTTACAGTTGACCACAAGTCCCTTTCAATCTTAAAAAATAACATGGGAGTAGTAGCATCACCAAAGATATTATACAAAATGATAAAATGATTTATCAATAAATGTATCTTCAATTCACCATTATTCTTATATCTTTTCAGGAGTCTTTTAATATACTTGAAATGGTTCAAGTCTTTATTAAAATCCTCCTTTGTCAGAGCTTGGGGATTCTCATAATATTTAATAGCAAAGAGAAGGAAATTTCCCTCATTCAATTCATTAAAAATCATTAGTTATCAAGGAGTGGGATAAGCAGTTCCGCCTGTAGTGATACCAGACATAGCAACCAGAGTTTCGTTCTTAACTCTCAAGGTGCCTTCATTATCATTGTAAGTAGTAATACCAACCCAACCACCAGCAGTTAGTTTATAAGATGTATTCAATTCTGCCTCAGTCGAAGCATCACTTGTACCATATACAAATGCATCGAAGTCATTTGCCAAAGTAGCAGACTTACTATAGTGTGAATCAACAATGGTATATTTTGGAAGTTGTGATACTCCGAACTGAACACCTGCGATAGCAGCACCACTCAGACCAGCAGTAGAACCGACACTACAAGAAAGTGTTGAAGCGATAGAAACGATTACCGCATCACCAAAGAAGGTAGTTGCCTTAGTACCAAAACGAAGGACATCTCCTACCTGGGCAGATCCTGTTTGACCAAAAGAAGTACCAGATCCAGTGACAGCGCCAGTAGCATAATTGAGGATAACGGTTCCTACGCTATCCACATTGTCATTATTTCCCCAAAGTGCCATGCCTTTTTCCTAATAAACTTTGTTAGATAGAAATATTTATAAAAAAAAGAGAGACCGTATATCTCTAAATTCTTATTCTTCTCTATTCTTAATTGCCTTAGATACAACCTCAAGAAGTTGATCATCCATATCAGTCTTAGTTAACTTAACTGCTTTAGCAAGAATAACAAGACAGATCTCAACCATCTTCTCACCAAGTTCTTCATTCTCAGGAATTTTTGCGACAGCATCTTTGATAATTTTCGATGCAAATGGAAGTAATATTGAGAGCATAATAAACCTCATAGGTTATCTATACTCTATATATCACTAATCCTTATTGGAAACCCACTTATTTAATTTTTTATCATATCTTTTAACTTCGCCAGGTCTTAGCCTATCCTTTGCATCTTTTGCTCTGGATACAAACTTACCATACTTCATCCTATTATTCTGTTCTCTATTCTTTCTATCATTATCAGCAATCTGACTCATTGCCTTAGGGTCAGAAAGAATACTAGACCTCAATGCCTCTTTTAATTTCTTATTATTCATCATTTCTTTTTCGTATCGATAATGGCTCCATCACCATGCTTGGCACGTATTTGAGCTTTTACAACATCAAAAGCTGACGGTCCAGGTGCTCTTTTCTTTTTACCATATTCAGAATTTTTATTACCTACTGGTGATTTATCGTAACGGTAATTACCATCAACACCACCTCTTTCCATTCTCTTATCTCTCAGAGAATCTTCAGTTTCTTCACCCATGTGACCAGCAGCCTTGTAACGTTTGTCACCTGCCTTGAACTTCTGATAAGCAGGAGTGTTTGCCTTCTTATCAGCATTGGTGATAGTCATGCGGGCGTCTTTTTTCTTTTCAGGTTCACCACCATAGACTGCTTCATTCTTCATGGATGTCTTTGACATACAATGACCTTCTTCCATCTCATCTTCTGCACTTAACTTGGCAGCGATGGCCATCTCACGTCTTTTCTTCTTTGACTTACCTTTGAACTGAGGAGCATCCGACTTATAAAAGTCATCAACAACATCACCCATATCAGCTTTTTCGATATCTATTTTCTCATCAAGTTCTACAATCTCAAGAACTTCGCCACCAATTGCCGCGAAGGCTTCCTTCATTTCAGGATTAATAACAATCTTATTCTTTACTTTCTTCTCAGTAATTTCTTTTTCAGATTCAACATCACTCATCGCTTCCTTTTCAGGAATACCATTAATTTCAATCAAATCCTCTCTCCAATCCGAAAATTTATTTTTTCTTTTCATGAATCTCAAAGAGTTTTACTGTTGTATTTATTTATGAATTCACGAATATTTGTCTTAGGACCTTTGTATGCTTTACCACCAGGTTGAAGATTTCTCTTCTCTCCCTTATCAAAACCAGGAGTCATCTTGGCAGCATACTTGAAGTAACCGGTAGTTCCGACACGGGTATCTGGTTTCTTCTCTTCATATTCACGGAGATCACTGATCCAGGACTTAAACATAATATCATCTTCTGTTACACAAATCAGATAATTGGTCCCTCTACGAACAATCTTACCGACAAATCCTGTGTTCAGATTCTCCACCAACTGATTAATCTTAAAGATTTTACCAGTCACATAATTCTCTCTCAAATTCTTCCAATCAAACTTAGGAGCAATTTCCCACAAACTCCAAGATTCAGTCTGAACTTTCATTGCCTTACGAACAGTAGTCATCATAGTTTTCACAGCACTATCATCCAAGATATCAGGAACACCCTTTCTGAAAGCTTCAAAATCATTCTCAGTTGCAGCCTTTCTCATCTTAGAAGCAGACATTCCAGCAACTCCTTCATTATCTTCATCTCTTTCACCAGCAGAGATAGTTTCAATCTCTTCAAAATCATAGAGATCACCATTGTATTTCTGAGCCAGATTATCAAACTCAGAAACACGGTCAGATCCTACAACGATCTTGACATTTGAAAATCCATCACTATTTGCCAACTTCAGAGCATCAAAAATAGTCTTGATACTTTCATCATTAATGATACTGTCAGCATGATCTGGGAACATCTTCTTCATCAGTTCCGTCTTTTGATCAGTCTCCAGAGGATTCTTCTTAGGATCAACTGACCTTGAGGGATAGATTCTCATATCATCACCACCTGCAACTTGTGCAGCACCATCAAGAAGTTTTTCATGACCAATAGTTGGTGGATTAAATCTACCAAACACTAAGGTTACAGTCTCTCCTTCATTATTTCCTTTACTTTCACCACCTTCCTTATCATCACCACCACTACTTCTCTTTGTAGTAGGTTCTTCCTCAGCAGAAACCCTCTTCTGTTGAGGAACTTCTATTCTTTGTTGAGTGGGTTGCTGACCACCACCAGTAGTAGGTGCAGAAGTTCCTCTATCAGAGAACTTAAGGTTACCACCAACTGTTCTCGCAACAATCTTACCTGCTCTATCTTTCCATCCACCACTACCATCACTGACTAAACCAAGTTTCTTGGCCTTCTCAGATACAGGTGTACTTCTTGCTTCTGTAATAAATTTAAAGAAACTTTTCATCTTTTATCAGATTCCATAGAAGTATTTATCATCAGATCATTACATCCTTCAGGGATCTCTTCAATGATTCAATCATCTCTCTTCCCTTCTCTATTTCATTTTTTTCCTTTGTCTCTTCTACCTTATCCTTGATAAAGGAGTATAACATATCCTCATCCATATCAAATTCTTGGATATACATCATAATATCATCCAATGCCAGACCAACATCATCGGCATCAATCACCAATGTGTCGTAGATGTTTTGTAAAATTGAAGGAAGATCGTCGATTTCAATCATAATCCAAGTCCTGCGTCGAAGTTTTCTAAAGCGTTAGTCAATGTAAGAAGTTTTTTCTTATCACCTGCCTTAAGACTATCGGGGTTTTTAATTTGTTCTGGAGTCAAACCACTTGTCCTTGAGTATGCATCAATCATCTTCTTACGAAGAGCCTTTACATGTTCTTTGGCCTTGGGAGTCATCTCTTTCTGTCTGCCGGGAGAGAACACATCTTTATCTTTGGCGAGGGATGATTTATCAGTTGTCGTCATACCTATTATACCCTTTAATACGTCGTCGTCAAGGGTGTTCTTCTCGGAAGGAGTCAGTCTTGTATCATATTTTCTATCTGGACTGAGTGGTGAGTCACCATCTCCTTGAAGATAACTAATATTATTTAACATACTACCTACATATTCTTCAAATGCTTGGGGATCATTTGGATTATCAATGTAGGTATTTCTAGCTTTCTTAAATTGTTGGTGGTTATCATTAATTGTTTTTAGCATTTCCTTCTTCTGTTCAGGTTCAAAACTATCATCTGCGATGATAGAGTTTTGCATGGTAGTAAGGTTACCAGAAGAAGATTGGGTTCCACTTCTTCCTCTTTCCAACTCTCCAGTTTCTTTATTGATAACTGTTCTACCACCAACATCATAATTGTTGATGACATTTCTACCCATATATTCCATCATCTTGGACTTATCTATACCAAGATTTTCAGTCATTATATCAAAGATACTATTCATTTGATTGGCCGTCATATCTTTAATGTTCGTATCACTATCCAATCCATTCTTATCAAGGAAACCCTGAACCTCTTGTTGATAATTTTTGAATTCCTCTGGTTTAATTTTCAATTTGGCTGCAGCCTTCTCACTTAAGTTATCGTCAAGATCTTGATTTACATTCTTCATTAAATCATCACCAATAATTGATTGTACTGATCCACCTACAGAGGGTGCAAGCTTATCATTGTATCTGGATGATCTATATTTCTTCTCAAACTTAGCCCTGGTCTTTGGATTACTTAAGTCAGCCATGAGATCAGCTGCTTTAGTCACTGCTTGTGCCAAGAATTTTTCAAAGCTTAGGTCTGCTCTGGGCTCATTCACTCTTCTTAAGAGCATAGAGAAGTTTTCAATCTCATCTTTACCACCAGATTTCAATGGAACAATATGTTCTACTTGGAATTCACCAGGGGATCTTCTCCTACCTGCTGCAGCATATGCGTCTCTACCATCTTGTATCACCCACATATGTAATGCTGCTGATCCTCTGATAGGATTTGCTGTTCCTTTTCTATTTTTCTTTGTAGGATCATAATGGTTTTTCTCTCCTGGTGCTCCACTCTTTGCCAACTGACTTCTAGCTGGTGTTGGTAATAAGTTATAAACAGCATCAGTAATCGTAGGGGTGACACATTGCATATTAGATTCAGCATCATTCCTCAAGTTAAATGCTTTAGTTTGTACTCCCGCAGCATCCATAGTTGAGAGATCAGTTCTCTTCTCAATGTGTCTAGCCTCGTAGTGTCCCAGGTTACTACCTGTCAATTCACTAGATTCACTTGTCTTGAATCTACCTTTACCATCAACAAAGTTATTGATTTCTTTGTGAGCATTTTTGAAGCAATCCAATTGAGCTTGATCATTGACATCAATTCCAGCATCCAAAAGTATTTGACTTACAGATCTTTTATCTTTCTGTGTGATATTAATTTCCTGAAGAAAGTCTCCATTATTAATAGCATCCATCAATTGCTCAACCTTCTCATCGGTTTTGGCAATTGAATTCAAGGTGTCTAGACCTTTTCTATTCTCAGAGTCTTTAGAGTAGTAGTCAAGGAATTCTTTTTGTGACTCTCTTCCGTCATCAAATCTTTGATCTTCTACATCAGTATTTGAGATATCAGTAACTCTTTGTATAGATTCTTCTGTGGCAATATCTACGTCACCCTGAGTTATCGATCCATCAAAGTTTTGACCATTTTCTTCAAGATTATCAACTACAACTTTATCAATAGTCCTGAAATCTGATTCTGTCTTCTCTGGTTCACCTGCATCTTTTACCAACTTATTATGTTCATCTGCCTTAGCCTGAGCTTCAGCTTCCTGTTCAGATCCTAATTCTGCCGCTGCTTCTGCTTCGGCTTGGGCAGCTATTTGTTGTTTTTCTTGATTGTAAATGTCAAGTTCTTGTTGAGCTCTTACCAAGTATTCTTTATGTTTTTCAGGAGTGACAATACCATAAATATCACGCTCAAGCATCTGGGCAATTACTTCAATATCACCTGATTCAAATGCACTCTCATCAGGACCACCAGGAAGATTCCTGGCATATTGGTCAGCTACAGAAGGCTTCTGTTGTGGTTGTTCTGGTTTAGGTGCGTCTTTTCT